GATGGTGTTCAAAAAACTTCAAAATCTCCAAAAGATAGAAATAATGAAATTTGGAGAAGAATATTAAATAACTTACCATACCTACTTAAAAATAAAGGTACACGAAGAGGAATATATGCAATAATGGCTTGTTATGGTATTCCATCATCAAATCTTTCAATTTTAGAGTTTGGTGGCCCTGAAGCAGGAAGTAGATTTACGGAAGAAACAGAATCAGGTACTACAAAAGTTACAATGGATAATTTGACTTATGTATTGAATATGAATTTAACATCATCAATTGAGTTAAATTGGACAAATACCGATAAAAATACAAAACCAAATTCTATTGAATTATTTGTTAAACCAAATAAATTAAATCAAAGACAAACATTAATTTCTGGAAGTGGATGGAGTTTACAATTGAGTGGTTCAACAAATACTGAATATGGTAAAGTTGCATTTAATTATTATAATTCAACTGCAATATCATCATCATTACTTCCAATTTTTAATGATAGATTTTTTGGAATTTTAATAAGTTCTGGTTCAAATGGTTTATCTTTATCTTTAAAACAAGTTAACGGTGAACGTGAAATATTTGAAGAAATAACTACATTAGATAGTGTAACTACAAATTGGAATAATGGTAGTAAAATTAAAATAGGTGGAAATTATAGTGGTAGTTTAGATGAATTTCGTTTATGGTCTACACCATTATCAGCATCTGCGTTTTCTAAACATGTGTTTTTTCCTGAATCAATAAATGGCAATCATATTTCATCTTCAACCGATGATTTATATTTCCGTTTAGATTTTGAATATCCTAAAAATTTAAATGAAACATATGGTACATCTTCGTTGATAAATGTTGATACTAATATATACTTTAGTTCATCTGTTACTAGAAATCAATTAGAAGATGGAACAATATCAATACTTTCTGGTTCTACCATATTATCGGAAAATGTATCGGCATCTTATTCGGCATCAACATATGGATTTAGTAATAATATTAATTTTGAATCATTAGAAAGAACAATAAGTTTAGAATTTCCAAACATAGGAGGTTCTAGATATTCAACAAATAAAATAAGATTCGAACCCCAATCAGATTTATTTGGAAATGATGTATCCGGTGGTATAAATCTTTCTATAAAAAATAGAGCAACTAAAAAAGCATTTGACCAATCACCTATGGATTCTAATAGAGTTGGTTTATTTTTCTCTCCAACAAAAGAGATGAATATAGATATAGCAAAATCATTTGGTGGTATTAATTTGGATGATTACATTGGTGACCCATCGGATGAATATAAGGCAAATTATAAATCATTAGATAAATTAAGGGGATATTATTTTAATAGATTTGATGGTAGAGATATATACCAATATATTAATTTAATCAAATCTTATGAAAAATCTTTGTTTGAAGATATTAAGAAAATGCTTCCTGCTAGAGTAAAGGCTACTACTGGTTTATTAATTGAACCTCATATACTTGAAAGAAGTAAAATAAAACAAACAAAACCAATCGGTGAAGATTATCAACAAGATTCAGTAATTGATACAAAAAAACATATAATCGCATTTGCTGAAAATAATCAATTTGTAAGTAGTATTGATGCCAATATTGGTGAAAATTTGTTTGGTGAAAATAATCAATTTGAAGCAAAAATAGATACTGCATCATTACAAAAAACTACTGCCGAAAATTATCAATATGTATCATTTATACAAAGTAATACAGCACCGGCACCAATGGCAGAATCGTATCAACAAGATGTTACAATAAATGCAGGATTGGGTGATTCAACTATTTTAACAGAATTAGATGTATATGATATAAATACCATAGCCGGTCAATCCGATTATGAAACAATTGGATTTGGTGTTTATGGACAAAACGGTCACGCTATTAGAACATACTATGATGTTGATGGTAGTATTAAAAAAGAAAGAGTATTAATTAATTTAGTTAAAGAACAAAAACAAAGAGATATAATTAAATATAAAGTTACTATTAATGGAAAAGGTGACCCTAGAGGTGGAACAATTTTAACTTCATCTTTATACACCGAAACAAAATTAAACATACAACCATACACAGGTTCTACAGGAAATCCAAACACTACTCCTACAATTGGTGGAAAAATAATAGCAGTAACTCCTTTAGATGGATATTTGCCAACACATTATAGAAATACAACCGATTTAACAAGAGGACTTAAAAATTCTTATTATTTAGGTAGTAAAAATACTGCGGCAACAACATTGGATGGTACACCTCCTGTTGAAACATTTGCAACTAATCCTAATACATTAAGAGTTAATAAAGCGGGTAGAGATGCAAGTGAACCAATATTAGAAGTGGAATAACGGAATTCTAAAATTATTATATTTATTAACAAACGATATAAAAATACACTATGGGATATTTAAGTAATACAGAATTAACAGTCGATGCAATTCTTACCAAAAAAGGTAGAGAAAAATTAGCAGCAGGACAAGGATTAAACATTACTCAATTTGCATTAGCAGATGATGAAATTGATTACACACTTTATGACCCTGCACATCCATTGGGTTCAGCTTATTATGATGCAGCAATTAAAAATATGCCTGTATTGGAAGCTAATCCTGATGAAACTCAAGTAATGAAATATAAATTAGTAACTTTACCAAAAAATACTACAAGAATCCCTGTTGTAGAGTTTGGTGTTCCTAATATAGCAGTTAATCAAAGAAGTGGTGAAGTATCACTCTCTCCAACAACATCTCCAGCTGGTAATAGAAATTTAGGATATACTTTAGTATTATCTAATAAAAATGCAGGTGATATAATTGGTGAAGGAGTTTCTGCAGCAGTTGGTTCAGTACCGGTATTTATCGGTGATGATGTATCTGCAACAGCAGCTATTGCAAAAGGATTAACTTTTAAATTTATTCCAAACCCATCTTTAACTTCAACCATCAGAACTACAATCACAGTTTATGGTAATGAAACAGGTGGTTCACAAACTATTCCAGTAACCGTAACATACGTTCAATCTTAAATAATATGGCAGTAATTAGAGATAATAGAGGAGCCCTTTTAGCAAGCAACTTATCACAATATTTAGCAGGTGCAGCTAACACCGCAGGTACACCAATTGATACTACCGAATTAGTTAGAATCATGAACCAATTTTTGGGGCAAGGTGAACAAATTAGTGGTGACCTTACAACCGTTACAAATGGCATCTACAAAAAATTTGGTGCAATTGATAAAGTAACAAATAGAACCGAAATCGTAACTTCTGGAATATGGAGTGGTGATACCGGTTCATTTAATGTAAGTTCATCGTATACATCATCTGCACAAGTTGCATCTGATAGTGGTAAATACTATATGGATGTATATAATGATGAAATAACAAACGAAGCAGCTGAAGTTCAATTTTCAATAGCATATGGTGATTCCGATGGATATGGTGCACCAACATTGGTTCAAGATGATAATTCAACTTTACCAACAAAAGCAACATATAATCAATATAAAAATATTTTATTAGATTCTACCGATTCTTATTTTAGTGTTTATTCTGGTTCAACCGCAGGTGGACATGACCTTAAAAACTTCTACGCAATTAATATCAATAGAGCTAGATATAAAGAAAGATTAGATCCAGGTAACATTTCAATAACATTGACAGGAACAAGTAGTATTACTTTAATTGATGATAGTGGTGGAACCGATGAAAACGTAACTACGGCTGGTAGAGTATATAATTTGGTTTCAGGTTCATTAAATATTGGAAGTTCATTAAGCGCAACTATTGCAAACTACGCATCACCAGTAAATGGACAAGGATATGGTTTATTTTATCCTGATATGGGTATTATTTTATTAAACCCTGCAGCTTTGGAATCAAAAGTTGACATCAAATTAGCAGCCGCTTCATCTTCTGCTTCAAATATTTATCATATTAAAAGAGGTAGTAATTATGGTGGAGTTGCATTATTAAAAGCATTGGAAGGTGGTGCAGATTTTCAAGTTCGTAGAACTGAAAACGTTTCTACATCTCATTATTTCGTAAGAGCAAACAATAGAGAATTTAACTTCTCAAATAACCCAACATTCATAACAGGTTCTACGGGTCAATTTGTACAATCTACATTTGAAAGAGACCCTAAAGTATACATAACTACTGTTGGTTTATATGATGATGCTAACGAGCTGTTAGCCGTTGCTAAAGTATCCAAGCCGGTCGAAAAGTCATTCGACAAAGAAGTGGCTATTAAAGTTAAATTAGATTTCTAATAGAGAATAACCAACAGATTAGCAAAACCCAGCCCCGTAAGGTTGGGTTTTCTTTTAGGTAGATATTTATATATGATATGTTAAAAAGAATACCAAAATCAGATATTAGTATAAGACCTTTTAAGGCTTATAAAAAATGGTCATTTATAGATAGTGAACTATCCGTATATGAAGCTAATGTAACATCAAGTGAATTATCAAATGGTTATCCAAAAAATTCTATATACGGTCAATTAAAAGCACAATTTTATAATGAATATATTGATAATCCATTTTTAAGATTTGGTGCAAAATCTACAAATTATGCAAATGGTGCAGGTTCCGAAAGATATTTAAGTGATGATGCAAAAATAATTACTATTCCTCAAATATATGTGGGAGAAGGGATTAAAAAGGGGTCCGTTTTATTAAATGATAATGGTACAAATTACATTGATGATTCCTATGGTAACCTCATCGGAGCGGCCGGAGATACCGTAGATTTTAGTATATTTAATGTTGAAGGTGGTAATGCAACATTCACAGATACGGTGTTATTTGAAACATATAATATTTTAGTAACAAATATAAATTTTGAAACAGGGGTTATTCAAGGAACATATAATAGTGACCCGTTTAGTGCAAATATGGTTTCTTTTAATCTTGAAACGGGTAATATGGTAGTTGATAATTTTGATTTTCTATCAGGAGCAGCTGGTTCAGATAAAGCTGGAAATATATTTTATAATCAAGGATTAATTGTATTGACAAGAAATACCGATGATAAATTAAATTCAAGTTGGGATTTATCATTTAAATCAACAAAAACCATTTATGAGCATGAATATCTTTTAATTGTAAATTCGGATGAATTTAATATATCTCAAAACCCATCCGCAATAAAAGAAGTAGGATTTGAATATGAATATATAACTGGTTCGGATGGTAGAATATATAAAACGGTATCAAAAACAGGAGCAAGATATATACGAAAAAAAGTGGAATTAGAAAACGGTGAAACATTGGATTATCGTTATAGTTCATCTGTTAATCAAAATGTATTAGCTGGTTTTGAACATTGGGATATAAGTGGTTCTGTGGATTCAACTGGTTCATTCCTGGCACCATTTATTACAACTATTGGTTTATATGATGATAACTGTGATTTAGTTGCAGTTGCTAAATTACCACAACCAATTAAATCAGAACCTGATTTTCCTGTAAATTTTATTGTAAGATTTGATATTTAATTTATATTTATATTAAAACAAAAACGATGGGTAAAAGTATTTTAGAAATATACGATGAACAAAAGACAGCAATTGGTGTAGATAAAATTTCATTCGAAGCTGGTGTAAATGCAAAAACACCATACACAACCAATGATTTAAAAAAAGCAGATGACCAAGTATTAAATGCGGCAAAGCTTAAAATTGGTAGAGGTGGTGAAGTGAATGAAAAAAAATATTCCGATAGCGTAAAGAAATAATTTAATGGCTAAACAAAAAGTTACAAAAAAGAACAATTCTAAATGGGTTGCAAAAAAGCATGGGTTTAAGTCAGGTCTTGAAGAAAACATTTCCAATCAAATCACAAATAGAGGAATATCTGTCGAATATGAATCCGAAGAAGTTCCTTATATTATACCTGCTTCTCAACATACTTACCATCCTGATTTTAAGTTACCAAATGGTATAAGAGTAGAAACTAAAGGTAGATTTGTTCTTGCTGATAGGAAAAAGCATTTATTGGTAAAAGAACAAAACCCGAATTTAGATATACGATTCGTATTTTCGAATTCAAAAAATAAAATAAACAAAAAATCCAAAACTACATATGGAGATTGGTGTGATAAACACGGATTTAAGTATGCAGATAAGGAAATACCAGATTCTTGGTTTTCAGAGTAAAATACTTATGTAAATATTTGGTAATATCAAATATTTGTTGTATATTACAGTTGTGTTGAAGCAAACTGATAAAAATATCGTAATATCTACGCTATCTAATGCGTTGGGTAGTTATCTTACATTAAAAGGAAACGAATTAGCATTTTATTGTCCGTTTTGCAATCACCATAAACAAAAATTACAGGT